GGATTGCTTGCACTAATCGCGCCCGACTCCTTTTTGACGACGATAGTGGTCGTGCCAAGTCCAACTTGAGCTGCAAGAGTTGCTTCAACTTCTGATGCTCCGTATGAAGCGTAAAGAGTGAGAGTGCCTTCAACTGTCTGCAAACCTGGGACCATACGCTCCCCGAGGTCTCCGAAGGCAGTACTGGTTAATGGGTTACTGCCTATCGTAAAACTAATGCTTGAGGCCTGATCGACGAGATCAACACCGGCAATAGTAAGCACTGCTGGCTGTGAAAGGTAGGTGGTTGTTGCCATGATTTCTCCTATGGGTTTCTTGAGGTTCCCACACGAACGACTAGATCGTATGAGGGGATATCTTGTGATCCGATTGTCGTGACAGAAGGACTCCCCGAAATGAGAGAGATCGCGCTGTTCATGATCGTGTCGGCTGTGGTGATGAGGTAGTCGCTCGCGTCGCTGTTGCCTGGGGGAGCTGCGAGGATCCTCACTCCGAAAGTGATTTCGGCGATGTTGCTGTTGAAGCAGGTGAAGGTGGGGGGCTCGACAAAGACTGTCATCGGTCGTGCGTTGCGTGCATCGGTGACAACTGCCAGCCCTAGTCCCGTGAGCGACGCTACAAGGGTGCTCTGGGCGCTTGCAAAGATGCCACTAGCACTCATGCGACTTGGCTCCGATTAACGCCGAGGAGACGATTGATTTGTCCCATCGAGCCGACTGTGCCAGGGATGTTCATTGCTTCAAAACTAGAAAAGGAGTCCACGCTCCCTCTTTCACGATATAACGAACCCGCCACCATCGTCACTCCCAATTTGACGTCCGCGCCTGGGACGGTAGTGAGCGAGTCAAAATAACCTGCTTCCTTCCGTCGCCGAAACGCGAACGCGTTAGCTGCATCCGTGCATGAGCCAACGAAGGCTGTGTCGTTGGCGGTTGCGACCGATATACCGAGCCAACTGAGCACATCTGAAGAAGCGATCCATGTGCAGGTCTGAGTCCAGGTGAGCGTCCCGTTAGGTAACGCTGCACTACGTTCCAGATCTGTTCCGGCATCGTAGAAAATAATCTGGTTCCCGATGTAAACGTCGTAATCGAATAGCAGGTCGCCTTCGTCATCAACGCCTTCAAAATAATAAGGGTTGACGGCATAGACGGTATGAGTGCCGTTCAAACCGTGGCCTAAGCCTGCAAGAACGATGCTCTGACCGATGCCGATGTCCGTGTCCTCGAGGGTCTGCACCACGGCGTAGTCGTTTAGTCGCTGGTGGTGAGTGACTGCGAATACTGCCATGATGCAAACTTTCTCGAGTGGTACTAACGGATCAGACGAAAGCGGCTTTGATTGTTTTGCTGGTGTCGATGACCTTTGAGGCGAAGTAGCCACGGAAAGCAATTTGACGCGACAACTGAGAAGGCTGTTCGACGCTGATAGCGCCTTTTTGCTGTTCCCAGTTTTCGATTGCTGTCGGATCCATGATGAACATTCCAGCAGAGGTGATGTTGCGGTCAACGACAACGCGGAGACCGAAAGCAAAACCTGAGTCGCCACCTGGGCTGAGTGAACCGAAAGCGTTCATCGGGCCGACCTGTGGGAACAACGGACGATCTGCAGTATCGCTCAAACTGCCCATCAATTTCCAGACGTTTGGAGACACAGCAAGCACTGATGGCAAGTTGCCATTAGAGCCCGTGAGAATGTCTGCTGCTGCTGTGTACATCCACTCAACCCAGTAGGCAGGGTCAGCAATAGATGCGTTTGCGAAGTTGTTGGAGTTTGTGGTTCCTGTGTTCAACTCTGAGCAAGCGACAAGATCCGTGCGGTCGGCGTAAACGCGAGCCATGTCATCGAGCAAAGCGCCGAGGACTTCTGGTTGTGACCAGTCCATTGAGGCTTCGCTGATTTCAACGTAGCCCCCTTGAATTGTTTTTGTGATTTGCACGTCGTCAACTTGGAAAGCTGACGCTGTGATGGTCGTGTTTTGTGTAGCAGTTCCGATTGAGTTGTGGGTTGTTACAACTGGGCGGATAAAGATAGCGCCTGCTTGTGGCATTGCGCGAACGCCAGTTGCGTCGATGAGTGGGCGACGGCCTTGAAAGTTGTTGTAGATCGGAGCGACAATAGGAGTCGGGATAACGCCTGGGATGTCGCTGGTTACAACGTCGGGAGCAGCTGCTCGGATGTTGTCGTTCATTTGTGCAAAGTCGTGACCGCCACGAACGAAAGCTGCAATGTATTCAGAAGCCGATGGCAACTTGAACTCACGGCGAGCCTGTGCGTAGAGAAGTGGACTTGTGGGGGTTGTTGCCGACTCTGCTGACTCGGCCTTGATTGCTTCTGACACTGTTTCCTCCTCAGGGGTGTCTAGGGTTTCTTCTTCTATTTCGCTTTCCTCAGGATCGGCCGAGGCTGCGATTTCTGTGATTACTGCTTCCGAAAAAGCAGGAACCGCGACAAGCGAGAGCTCGATCATCTGTGCTTTTGACACGATCATCACTCCTGCTTTGTCAAACTTGAACGAGACTGGATTAGCGCCGACGCTAACCGAGTCATACGCGCCAGCCTGGAGCAAGGCAACAACGTCTGCCGATGCTCTTGTCTGGGCCAGCGTTGCTTCAAACTCGAGACCTGCATCGCTATCGGAAATAGAAGTGACTACTCCGCGAAGTTGGCTCATGTCGTGGTTTTCTAGCAGTTTTGCTGGTTTTTGATTTAGGTCAAACGCGCCACGTAGAAACTTTACGCGCTGACCTCCTGAGACAGTTGCAACAACGTCCCAGGGGACGGCGATACCGGCGATACGCGCTGGGCGGTTGTTGTCGCCTGCCTCGGCGATGATTAGATCTATGTCTGCATGAAATTGGATCATGATTACTCCAGATTGTTTGTGTCTGATAGTGGGTTGACTTCTGGTTCTTGCATGACTGAGTCGTGCATTTCGGGCGCGTAGAGACCGATGTATTCCTCAAGATCAAATTGGGTGTGGCGTCCTCGAGGAAGTACGTCGTCCATAGACAACCGTTCCTCTATGGCGTGAAGAAGTGGACGCGCTCCAAAAAGGATCAAGTCTTGGCGAGCTTGCTGTGCATTTGAGTAAGTCATTCCGCTCTGGTCAATAGCGAGCAAGTAGGCAGGAATGTCCATAAGGCGAGACAGTTCTTTTGTCTGATACTCGCGTCCTTCTACGAGCTGTAGTTTGCTCGGGTCTTGGTCAAAAGATTGGAAAGTCACGAACTCATTGAGAGCGCCGATCGCATTGGAGCGACGATTAGCAGCCCAGGCTGCAGCCATCTCTCCGAGCTCTTCGCCCGACATTGGCTCTCCGCCTTTTTGCTGAAGATAGCCAGCTGCGATTTCATTTGAAGCGAAGCGCTCTGCTGACTGATCCAGTTTAAGCGAGATCTGTATGGCGCGACGGCCCGAGTAAACGACGCCGAGGTTGCCGTTAAGAAACTGGATCACGTTGCTCGTGTCAAGTGGGAGACCGTTGAACTCAAGTTCCTCTGCTGGCCCGAACCATTCCGGGGGCTGATTTTGAGGACTTTGAACGAGGTTCGCTGGGAGCCATTGGAAAGTCGCAGGAAAGCCTGTGCTGTAACGCGAGGTCACAGCCCAAAAAGCGCGACCGTAAAGGATTAGATCCTTCGCGGTTTTCGCCATGATGAAATTACGAGTGACCTTAGGGTCGGGCCGTGTCATCCATGACTCGCCCTCCACATAGATTTTCTCGTATTCTTCGCCGTTCCATTGGAGGACGTAGCTCTTCATGTCGAGGGTTCCCACCACCGTCGACAGCAGCGAAACCGCGCGAGTGATGGTGGGTACAGATAGTGCAGCTTCTTCAAACGCCCCTACGGTGTAAGAATAAAACTGGCCTATCTGCGACGCGCCAGAAGCAGCTCCTAGTGGGGCGGAGTTATACGCTGGCGCGGTGATCTTTTTACCGAAGAGAGGCATTACTTGGAGTCTCTACCTAGCGTGTAACAAAAGCAAGCACCACGGCAAAAGATAGAAAGTGATCACCTACCGAAGGCGATAGCTGCTCTTGCCTTTTGAGTCGGCTTCGCTACGAGTGCAGCTGCAAAGATCATGCACCTCGCCATAGTGATCGGGCCGCTGCTCTTCTGGCTGCTGATCGTGTACCCAGACTGGGTCTTGACGCCCACCGCTCTGTTGACGTGCTCGAGGAGCATTTGCTCACCGGTATGCACAAGGCGTCCCTCGTTGATGAGCTGACGAATGGTGCTTGTGTGGGTGACAAGTTCGCCATAGCCGACGTCTATTTTTTTCTTGTCTAGATCCATCGGGGCCATCTGGAATAGCGAAGGCGTGAGCGCGATCTGTCGGCAAGTCTTGGCGGACTCGTGAACCTTTTCCCAGCAAGCGCCGAGGGTGTCTGTCACAAACTCGACAGTCACCGCGATCTGCCCTTCGTCGTTGAGCTGTGCGCGTACCCCACAGT